AATGAGATAATCGAAGCCATCATCTTTGTCCACCTTGTTGTAGTCGTAGTTGTTGTCGGTAAATGCTTGGATAATACTGGGTATGATTTTCTTTCCCATAAACTGGGCTGGCTCTTCACCTTTATACAGTGGTGGCTTCCAGTTATAGGAAAGAATATCGCCTGGCCTAGTATCACCTGATAAACCAATAAGATACTTACCAACCTCAACTATCTTTGGCGTACTGGTGGCAAGGGTTACTAAATTATCTTCTGTAATCTGTGAGTCAGCTACTAGGACCGCGTAATCAATACCTTCAAGCGCCGCGATAGTTGTCATACTAGAGAGCCTACCAGTCAACGGCGTGTCGCTACTAGGCGACACCCTACTGGGCGCTACAATATGAGCCGTGAGGCGAATTAAACGGGTGAGCGCCCTCAAGGGGCGCACCGACAGTAACCGTACAGTAACCCTACGGTTCCGTCTACCAACCCTGCCATCGTTTAGATGGCGTAGGTATGCCCTTCCTGAGCCTTTCGGGGCCGATTTAAGACAGTTAGGACCCATCCACGTATGTACTTGTGGGTGTCAGGTCTTTAACGTCTTAGCCAGCTTTGAAGATTATGAACTAGTCTGGTACTTCTTAGATGCAACCTGTGTTAATTGTGGCAATCTAGTAATTGTCCCTTGTCCAGTAGATAAAGATGCAGCACAAACTCAGTAACCATAACGAAGAAGATCGCACTGCCACGTGCTCTGTTTGTGGTCCTACCAAGATGAAGCTACGAGATAAAAACAATCCACTCTCTAGTAGATACAGATGCCGTACTGTATGGAAGATTAACTACAACAACACGGTCTATCCATACGCTAGACATAAAGGCACAGAATGTCAAGGATGTGGGTTTATACCAGTACACATCTCTCAGTTAGATGTAGACCACATAGACGGTGACCGTTTCAACAATGATCCTGCTAACTTGCAGACCTTGTGTGCTAACTGCCACCGGCTAAAGACCCACCTATCAGGTGATTCAAACTCAGGCATATTTTAGGCATAAAAAAAGAAGCCCACCCCTTTCGGGGTGAGCCTCTTAGTTTGCCTCGCGCTGATGGGTTACTTAGACCCACGACCAAACTCTGCCAATTTTGGATCTAGTGCCTTGAGCACTGGACCTGCAATAGCTGCGATACCTGCGGTTGCCAGAGCCTTTGGGTCTGTCACACCTGCAAGCCATAGCGCAATTACTGACGCAATTCCTGCACGTAGGTAAGTTCCTGCGATAGCGATTAACTTCTCTTTGTTCACTTGTTCTCCTAGTCTTTGAACTTTGGACTACCGAAGCCAACAATAAATAGCTTCAGTCCCTTTTTGTTATCAGTGCGATAAGCCCTAACCTTCTGGACTACTTCTCCACCGTTACGTTCACTGGTAGATTTCTTTTTATCACCTGATGTATTGCCTTCGATAGTAACAATGGTTCCATCGCCATTATCTCTAACAACAATTCCAACGTGGTCAATAGGGTTTCCACCCTCTGCGAAATCAAAGAAGGCCAGATCACCAGGTGCAGGCTTAGCAGTTTCTGTGTTAGCCCAACGCCCAGTTCCTTGAAACTTCTGTGCTCCGTCAGTAGTAGAGACTACGTTAGGAATCTTTAAGCCAACTTGGTTGGCGCACCACATAACAAATGAACCACACCAAGGCTTAAAGTTTGCCTTGGTAAATGCTCCATACTTTGTTTCATTATCCTTTGGACCTTCAACTGTGCCAATCTCAGCACGAGCTGCCATTAGAAATTGATTACGCTGTCCCATTTACTTCTCCGCTACTAACTTGTACAAGTCATCAACACGTTGTTCTAGTCTGTCTAACGAGTCACGCATACTCGATCCACCATTACTCTTGAGTTCAATCAGATAGTGCTTAACCATCCAGCGTACTCCGCCAGCAAAGCCACCGATGATTGTCATTAGAGCAACAGCTACTGTTGCGTAGTCTTGTGCCTGCATTAGACCGTCCTTATTGTGACCAGTAATAATCCACCATATCCAGTGAATCGCTTATCTGATGGAGTGTTGTTTCTAAAATCCATTTCTTCAATGATGCCAAGGTATGACTCACCAGTTCTAAAGTCTTGAATCTGGATGGTGTCACCATTGTTTTCTATTAACTCTAGTTGTGACAAGCGATCATAGGCTGCGCCTTCAAAGCCAACCTCGACTCCGAAGTGGTCTGTTTCGTGGTCAAAGCAAGAGAGTGGATATTGAATCAGTCTTTGACGTGGTGTTGCAGGCAATGAACGAATCTGGTAGCCAGTAAAGAGTGGTCCCTTACTCACATCAGTTGTTGAGCGAGATAGGGTAAATTGGAATCCAAGATATTCTTGGGCAGTTTGTGGGTAGTTAATGTTAATTTGAGGTACAGCAGATTCTTGACCAAAGACACCGATAGTGTAAAAAGTATCAGAGGCATCAATTGATTGGATAGTAACGCCACCATTGGTGGTATCTACACGAGCCTGCAATAACTTAAAGATCTTTGTCTCTAGTGTGTTGTATCGGATGTAACCAGTACGCAGATAGCCAGTTGCTACTAGGCTGGTAGTTGATTCAGCCCAGGTGTTATTACCATTGGTAAAGGCTGCTCTATCTGAGTTGCCAAAGAAGGCTACTTGAGATGCAGTGGTAGTAGTACCAGTTGCTATCAGGTCCCAAGCCCAAGGAAAGAAAAGACTATTTGCTAGAACAGTAGTAGATAGATCCACACGAACTAACCCTGCCGTACCATCTACAAGGGTTGCAATGTAGGCATAGCTGTCTCTAAAAGCAATAGAGTTACAGGGTGCATCTCTAAAGAGAAGTGGCCCATACTGGATATCTCCAGTTGAATCAGAGATACCTACTCTAAAACCTAGACTGGTAGCAAGGATTGCATAGGCACCAAGGTATACATCAAAGTCATTGATGCGCTCACCTTGTGGCATATCAATAATAACGGTAGGTGTTTCTAGTGTTGGAAAACCTAAAGTGTTAGGAGTCGTTGCATCTAAGGCAATCTTAAAGACTGATGATGATGTTCCGTTTGGATCATAACCTGATACATAGATAGCCTGTGGTCCTTCAGAGATACTAGACCAGACCCAACTAGCATTAGGATGAGTAAATAGAGCAGTAGGTAGGGCAGCAGAAGCAGTAGCATTAGGATTAAGTTCATATAATACGTTTTCTTTAGCCAAGATAAGACGCTGTTTAACATAGCGGATAGTGGCTCTAGTAGTTGATGCTGCTGTATAAATCTCAGCATCTGCTGGAGATGCACCAACTGAACCTTTGTGGACTCTAGTGCCATTGATAAAGTAATAGTTAGAACCATCAGTTGTAAGGCTAAAGATAGTTGAAGCAGTACCTGCTTGGGTAATAGTTGTTGGAGATCCACCAGTAGTAATCTTCTTTAGCGCAGTGCCATCTGTTACAAAGATGCAGTCATTGGTGCCATCATTGACACCAATCAACTGAGCAGGACCAACAGTTCCAGTATAGAAACTGGCTGTGTCATAAAGCAGGGTAGCCTGTCCTCTAGTCCAGACATCTACACCTTTAGACTCTGTGTACTGGAAGCGTAGCGACTCTTCTTGCTGTGGTTCAAAGAACTTGATACCAGCTCCAAGGTGAAAGGATGATTGGCTGCGTAGCCACCAACCAGTCAGAGTCTGTTCTCCAGCCTCACGTGTCTGGTCAATCTGTTGCTTGCGATACTGGGCTGTGACACGACGATAAGGTGAATCGTCACTGTTCATTAAGAAGAACGGTAGACCAGCGATTGCTACATCGTATGCCTCACGGGTTGCTGCATAAGTAGTAGATCCTGAAGGGTTGGAAAGTACATAGGGTATTCCCTCGGTAATATCATCGCCGTATGGCATCCACGCTCCTTTAAGTTGGCATAAAAAGATGAACAGTTTAGAGACTTGTTCAGGTCTATAAGATTAAAAGTTAAGCTGGTAGTGCAGTTTCAACCCAAGATAGGGTTGCTTCATCCCAAGCATAACGCTTGCCATCTGTTGGCATTGGAGTTGGAGCGTTCCATACATAAGTATCAGTATCTAGTGTCCAAGATCCGTATGGTTGAGGAGCTGCAAAGCCTGTACCGTCCCAAGTAAACCCAATACCTGCATAGTTCTTATGTAGTGGTCGTCCTTCTGGGTGTTGGTTTGCGTGGGTATTGTATGAAGTCTGTACCCATTCACCGCCAAGGTTTGCTTGGCACCATTCCTTAGTGTCTGCAACAATTACTTGTGCAACTACGCCATCTACAACTTGTGCAAAATGTGCCATTTATTTATCCTTTTCTTCGCCGTATAGTGTGGCTGTGTTAAGTAATTTAACTTCTCTTTTGGTGACAATGCCACCCTTTTCATCTAACTGTGACTTGGCAGTCGCCTCATCATCAGCAATAATATGAACCATCATCACTACTTCATATGAGAAGCATTGCGTGAACTTGGTTTCTTTAATTTTAGTTACGTTATCTTTGGTCATTTAGATCTCCTTATACTGGGTAACGAACTATAACGATACCAGAACCGCCAGTTCCGCCAGTAGATGCGTTTCTAGCCGCTCCACCACCGCCAGTATTAGCTGTTGCATTACCCACATTGATTGATTCTGTACCACCGCCACCAGTGCCACCAGTAGCGCCCAATGAGCCACCACCACCTGCGTATGTCACAGAAGCACCTGTAATTGATGATGCAGAACCGTTGCCACCGTTGCCTGAACTAGCGCCTGATGCTGAGCCTCCGACTGCACCAGCACCGCCACCACCGCCACCTGCTCGGTCTGGATAAGGACCACCACCAGTTCCACCAGTATTACCTTGTGAAGGTGATGTGCTTGGTGTATTACCTGCGCCACCCGTGTAAAACGGTGAGCCTGAATCATTTGTACCACCACCGCCACCTGAACCACCAGAAGCACCAGCAATGCCAATAGAACCACCACCGCCTCCGCCGTTTGATGTAATTGTGCTAAATACGGAATTGCTACCTGAACTTCCAGTAGCGCCATCTGTATTTGTACCAGCACCACCAGCGCCAACTGTTACTGTGTATGCAGTTCCACTTGAAGCAGAAAATGCTGATCCTGTTCTATAACCACCTGCACCGCCACCGCCACCAGTTCTACCACCGCCACCACCACCAGCGACTACTAAGTAGTCAGCAGTTAAATTTGCAGTAGGAGTAAATGTTCCAGAGCTTGTAAATGTGTGTACCCAGTGAGTTCCAGTATTAGTAACTGTTCCACCAAATGCTTTGGCTAGTGTGTATTGAACTATAACGATACCAGAACCTCCTGTGCCACCTACTCGTGTTCCAGTATATCCACTACCACCACCGCCGCCGCCTGTGTTTGCACTGCCTGCTGTTCCATTACCTGCATCGGTAGTGTTTCCACCACCACCGCCACCAGCACCGCCTGAGCTTGAATTACAAGGGCTAAAAGAACCACCGCCACCACCGCCAGCATAAGTTACTGACGAACCCGAAATAGAAGTTGCTCTACCAGCACCACCTGCAGCGTTAGTACCTGAGCCAGTAACAGTTGTACCCACTGCACTTGCTCCACCACCGCCAGCGCCAACATTGTTGCCAGCATCGCTTGCGCCACCTGCAAAGCCCTGCCCTGATGGAGATGCTGCTCCGCCTGCTCGTGAATCTCTGGCACCTGCACCACCGCCTGAACCGCCTGCACCACCGCCTGCTGGAGCGACAAAATAAGCACCGTATCCACCGCCAGTAGAAGTAATAGTAGAAAAAACACTATTTGAGCCAGTTGAACCATTAGCTGAGCTTGTTCCACCAGCACCACCAGCACCAACTGTAACTGTATAAGCAGTACCAGATGTAAGCGATAATGGTGACTCTAGTGATCCACTACCACCAGTTCCAGTTACAGTAGAGCGCATACCGCCTGCTCCACCACCACCACCGATGTCTCCACCTCCTCCACCACCACCTGCAACTACAAGGTAGTTAGCAGTCAATGCCTGTGTTGGAGTGAATGTGCCTGATGAAGTAAATGTGTGAACAAACTCAGGATAATTAAGTGTGATAGTTCCGCCAGTTGCTAATGCAACACCAGTGTAGAAATTACCAGAAGAGTTAAATGTGTGGATTGTGTTGCCACCTGATGTGGTTACAGTTCCGCCGTAGGCTTTTTGTGTAGTGCCTGAGTAGCGGGCTATGACAATACCTGATCCGCCGTTGCCGCCTGTATTATATTGACCGCTCCAGTTACCGCCGCCTCCGCCGCCTCCGCCACCTGTATTAACGGTTGCCGCACTTCCAGCACCTATTCCAACTCCGCCTGCTCCACCGCCTCCTGTCGCAGTTCCAGCAGTTCCACTTGCTCCTCCGCCACCACCGCCTGCGTAAGTAACGGAAGTTCCTGAGATGCTAGTTGCTACTCCGCCTCCACCATTACCAGCAACTCCAGTTGAACCACCAGAAGCACCTACTGCATTGGCTCCGCCACCGCCTCCTGCGGCAAAATAAGTACCAGTATTTCCAGCACCAGTACCACCGCCGTAACCTTGATTAGCAGTACCAGTTCCTCCAGCCTTTGTTGGTGCAGCGTTATTAGCCGCACCGCCACCGCCAGAGCCACCGTTAGAGCCTACAAATTGGAACGCACCACCACCACCACCACCAGTTGATGTGATTGTAGAGAATACAGAATTGCTGCCGTCAACTCCATTGATTACACTTAAACTTGCGCCACCATTGCCACCAGCACCAACGGTTACTGTGTAAGCAGTATTTAATGCAAGATTTAATGGCGATTCTAAAGAACCACCACCACCTGTAGCAGTCACTGTGGAGCGTAATCCTCCTGCACCACCGCCACCGCCAGCATATCCGCCACCACCTCCAGCACCACCTGCAACTACAAGGTAGTCAACGGATAGAAGTGCTTTAGAACCTGAAATAGCAGACGCAATAACTCCAATAATAGGCATTAGGAAATATCTCCAATCACATACCAGGTATCTGTTGCTACCTTGATGCAAGTTGCAGATGAATACTGCACTCGTAGTTTAGGTGATGCAGCAGTACCGCCGTTTGAAAGTACAGTTGTTGTACCGCTAGTAACTGCGTTAATTGTTACCTGTCCTGCGCCAATGGCTATAATGTTGATTTGAGCGCCTATTGGATAAGCAACAGATGCGTTAGTTGGGATTGAGTAAGTTTGAGCAGATGCGTTGCTGGCTGTAACAAGTGTGTTGTTAGAGTCAGTCAAAACAAATGTATAGGTAGTTCCAGTCTGAGCGTTAAGTGCTAAAGCCGTTGATGGGCTAACACTACCGCCGATAATAGATACGCTCATTAGTTACCTTCCGATCCGAATGCGCTAAAGGATGTATTGCCTGTAGTTGAGTACACAGTAATAACATCTGTGTTAGCCAAAGTAATACCACCTTGTAATGAAAAAACAGCACCTGCTGCAAGTGGTACGCCGTAGGCAATGTAATGTTGGCTAGCCAAGGTAGCACCTGCTGGTCGTACCGCTATTCGGATAGTATCTTGTGTACCACCAATGTTTGATGCGTTGAGTGTAGATACAATCGTTGCATTAGTTGCTGTATAGAGTGTGGTTGCAGTTGCAGCCGTTGGCGCTGATTGCGCTAAGACTTTATATGTTGGCATTAGGATAGATCCCCAATCACTGTGAAGGTATTACTTGCTGTGCAAATAATTGTGCAAGCAGAGTTTTGTGCTCGTAGTATTGGAGCAGCCGATGTAGCACCAGTTGATGTAATAGTCACACCAGCACCTGCTACAAAACTGGTAAGACCAGCACCGATTGACTGCACGTTTATCTGCTCACCTGCTGCAAAGATTGATGGTGGAATAGTTATCACTACCGCACTGGCATTAGATGATGTGACCAATTTGCCAGAGTCTGCAGCAACGAGTGTGTATGTTGTGCCAGTCTGTGCGTTAAAGGAGAGGTTTACCTTTGGCGCTGTTAAGGTCTTGTTAGTCAGAGTCTGTGTTGCAGCTAGACCTACCAAAGTATCACTAGTAGTTGCTGGTAAGGTAAGTGTATTAGTTCCTGCAACTGCAGTTGCCTGCACTGTTGTAGTACCAGAGGTAGAACCACCAAAGCCTAAGCTAGCAATTGGTGTTACTGCGCCTTGAAAGTTTGTTAGATCATAAGATGAGAGTACGTGCTTGACACTTGCTCCTGCACTATGTGCTACTGCAGATGTTCCAGCGCGACCACGTACAATGGTCATTGTATCTGATGACTGGTTGGTAATAAAGACAATTTCTTCGTTGATTGTGTCAACATCAATAGCAACGCTAAAGACATCCACATTGCCAGCACCTAGTGTTACTCCACCCATTAAGGCTGAGCCAGTGCCACTAGATACAACCATAGATGTTGCACCACTAGTTGTTATAGCATTTTGCAGTGTTGTCTCAACGCTAGTAGATGAAAAATAACTGGTCATTGGTTTTCCTTAACGGGTGTAGTGAATACGGATTGGGTATTTATCTGCCAACTTCAACGCTTCTTCATTAAGTCGCTGTTGATAAAGGGCAAATATGTAACGAGATGCGGCAACACCGGCAGATGATGGTAGCTTGGTGTCGTTTAGATCGGCCTCAGCACTAGAGAGATTGATTCGTCCAGCGTCAAGGTAAGACAGTAGTTTGTATGCTGCTCCAAGAGTAACAACATCCTTACAAGAATCTGGTAGGCCAGTAACGTCAGCAAAATCATCTGTGTTTGCGTCAAGAGTGTTCGGCGTGGCTGTATA